AGGTAAATTACAAAGTATTGTAAATTCTGGTAGAAGTTATCAAATATTATATAATGTTGTTCATTATCAATTTGAAAAGATAATGAATAAAAATAAAGATAAACTTGCTATTATCCCTATTGGTTTAATTCCTAAAGGCAGAGAAGGTTGGAATGAAGAGAATTTTATGTATCATGCTCATGCTAATAGTTATGCTTTTATAGATGAAACTTCTCCTACTGCTGCTTTAGCTTTACAAGGTATTAAGGTTTTAGATATGAGTTTAAGCAATTTTGCAAAAGATTCAATCGAATTAATGCAAAGTATTAAAGCAGAATGGTGGGATTCTATTGGAATGAATAGACAACGTTTTGGAGACATTAAGACTAGTGATGGCAAGGGAACTTCGGAACAAGCTATATTTAGAAGCTCTGTAATAAGCGATGAACTAAATAGAAAATTTGAAAAATTACAGGAAAAAGATTATGAGGGTTTATTAGATTTGTCTAAATTAGCCTATATAAATGGTAAAAAAGGTAAATATATCAATTCAAGTGGTAGAGAAGCTTTTCTTACTATTAATCCTGACGATGCTATTCATAGATTAGGAACTGATTCAGATGTTCATGTTAAGAATAGTAAACAAGAAACTGAAAAAATTCAATTAGCAAAAGAATATGGATTTGGACTAGGGCAAAACGCAGATGCTTTAACTATGTTAGAACTTATTGATGCTAGTAATTTTGCTAAGACTAAAGAAGTAGTTGCACAAATTGATAGATTTGCTAAAGAAAGAGAAGATGCCAATACTAGAGCTGTTATAGAAGGTCAAACAAATGTAGCACAAATTAATGCAGATTCTCAAAAAGCTAAGAATGATGTAGAAATCTATAAAGCTGATAAAGATTATAATAAAGCTATAGATGTTAAAATGCTAGACTTAGGACAAACAGGAGAGACACCTGAAAAAGATACTTCTAAAATGGATAACCATAAAATAGAAGTAGATACTAAAAAACTAAACCACGACGATAAGAAATTAAAACAAGATATAAAAGAAAGTAATGCCCGTATTAAACATATGGGAACGAAACCAAAATCATAAATAATTTAATAATAGAAAAATAACTAATAATAAAGAAATTATGAGCGATACAAGTAACGAACCTTTCATCCCTTCAATGGATCAACTTCTTAATACAGGAGAGAATGATGATAGAAAACCTACTGGAACACCTCCAGAAGGTGCTACTCCTCCTACTCCTCCAAAAACTGAAGATACTCCTCCTACTCCTCCTGCTAATACAGATACCCCACCAGATGCGGGTCAAAATGCAGAAGATGATACTACTTTTGATTCAGATGAGAATAAAAGTAAAGTAAAAAACCTTTTTTCTAGTTTCGCTAATGAAGCCGAACTAGATGATGATAATAAAGGTATTAGGAAAGATCTTCTTACTAAATATGAAGGAGTTCAATTTAATGAGAATGGAGATATTATAGATGACAAGGGCGAAATAGTAAAGTCTTTTGAAGAACTTTACACAGATTCTATTTCTGAAGAAGACATTACTTTAGATAATAAAGGTAATCAAATAGATTCTGAAGGAAATATTATCAAAACCAAAGCAGAACTAGCTGCTGAAAATTCTGTAGTAAATCAACTTCATGCAGAATCTGAATATGAATTTTTAGATGATAATGGAAATCCTAAAATTTATAGTGACGATAATGAGGGTATGAAGGAGTTTACAGAAGATGTAGCTGCTCAACGCTTTGAAGATTTTAAAACATCTTTCTTTACTAATAATCCTGTAATATTAGATGTATATAAACATTTAAGTACAGGAGGAACTATAGAAAGTTATAAACAACCAGTGGATTATAATACTGTAGATCTTGAGAAACTAAGTATAACCCAGAAAACACAACTTATTAAAAATTCGTTTAGTGTAACTGGTATGGAACAAGAACGTATTGATAGTTTAGTTAAACTTTTTGAAGATAGTAATCAAATAGATGCACAAGCTGAAACAGCTTTAAGTGCTTTGAAAGCTTATGAAACTTCTAGAAAACAACAACAAGATGAAAACTATCAAAAATCAGTAGAAGAACAGCGTAAAGCTAATGAAAAACATTGGAATGATGTTAAAACTGTAGTTGATAAAGGTGATTTAGGATTTGTTCAAATTCCTAAAAACGATAAAGAAGCGTTTTATAATTATATAGCTTTAGCAATAGATGATAAAGGTAATAGCCAAGAAATGGTAGATAGAAGTAAGAATAGTATGGAACAAAATCTTGCAATCTCCTATCTTCTATTTAAAGGGTTTGACTTAAAATCTCTAATTAGTACTAAGGCAAAATCATTAAATGTAAATAGTCTAAAACAAAGATTAATTAGAAGTGCAAAATTAGCTGAAACTAGTGTACCTAGTGATACACAACAATCTCAAACTAATAATGACGCAAATGTAACTATAGATGAGTTACTCTAATTAATCGTAATTATTAAAAAAATTTTAAAATGCCACAAGAACAAACGTTAACGAATCAAAATAGTAGTAGAATACTTATTCACGAAAAATTTGATGGAAGTGGGTTTACTACTAATCAGTCATTAGCTAAGATGCGTCTTACTAAATCTGATAGTTTAAATCCTGTTATTACTCATTTAATGGGTAACGAAAATAAAAAGTTTCCTCTTACTTTCTTAACAGAGGGTCAAAAAGGTGGTCTAGATACTAAGGGTATTGAAGACATAGAATATGATTGGCCTGTTATGACACGTATGAAGAAAAGTGATACTATTGTTAGTCATGAATATGCTGCAACAGATGAGCCAGGAAAAGCTGGAGCAACTATTGTTGTAGTATTTAAAACTAATTGGCTAAAGGATCAACATAATATATATTCTCCTCTAGGAACAGCTTGTCGTGTTATTAATAAAGTACCTGTTAGTAATGGGTATAAATATACACTACAACTTATCTATAGAGAAGCTGATGAATATGTTTCAGTAAGCGAACTTGCTCCTGGAACTCGTTGGGCTATGGTAGGTGGTGCTAATGTTTCTGAAGCTTACTCTAGTGGTAACGAAAGTAACAAACAAGCTCCTGGAAAACTTAAGAACCAAATTGGTATTATTCGTAAGTCTTACGAGATTGGCGGTAATGTTTCCAATAGAACTGTAGAGTTCCAATTCAACATAAAAGGTAAAGTAACGTCCTACTGGATGCCTTGGGAAGAGTACCAACATGAAATGGAGTTTAAGGAAGCTTGTGAAGAAAACTTATGGTGGAGTAAGTACAATAGAGATTCTAGAGGTACTATTACTACTATTGACCCTGAAACTGGATTTCCTATTCCTTACGGTGCTGGTATAGACGATCAAATTCCTCATAAAGATACTTATGGTTTCTTAACTGTAAACAAACTTCACAACACTGTTGGAGACGTTCTTTATGGAGGTACTGATACAGGTAATATGGAAGTAGTTCTATTTACTGGTGTAGGTGGAGCTAGAGAATTTGACGCTTCTATTAAGCGTGATGTTGTTGGATCAGGTGGATGGTCACAAGTTGAAAATAAAAATGTTTCTGGTGCTGATGGTTCTCGTAATCTAACTTATGGAGCGTATTTCACAAGTTATAAGCACGTAGATGGTCACACTATTACTATCAAACTTCTTAATTTATTAGATTTTGGTGGTAGAGCTGATAACTCTCCTAGACACCCTGTTTCAAATCTTCCTCTAACTTCTTATGAAATGTATTTCATTGATATGAGTAACTATGACGGGGAAAGAAACGTTAAAATGGTTTCTCAAAAAGGAAGAACTCTTGTAAGAGGACTTGAGCAAGGTATGACTTTATTAAAAGGTGCAAGTTACGGAGATTATTCTGGTAATGGTAATCTAAGTTTAGCTACCGATCAAGATAAGACTTCTGTCCATTTCCTAAAAACTTTAGGAGTATGTATTAGAAGAAATACACATTGTTTCAAATTAACCTGCGACTTATCCTAGTTAATTATTAAATTACTAATTTATAATGTAATCGTAAGGGTAATGTAATATTTACCCTTACGATTTAAACAATAAAAAAACAATATTATGGAAACACCCACAATGACACAAAATAAAGTATATAGAAGTACTATTAATCTTTCTATAAGAAGAAGACGTACTAGAGGACTTCCTGGGGATGATAGTACATTACATAATCTAAAAATAGGATCTAGTCTCAATGGTAAAGTGCCTTTGAGTGGTCTTAGTTTTGAAGAAGAAAGATTATATCTCCCAGCTATTATTAGTATTTCTCCTCAAGATGTTGAATTTACCAAAGCTGTAAGAGATTATTGGAATAATATCTCTGTACCCGTTCCTGCCGATGGATTAGGTACTCCTGAAAAACAAGGAGTGTCTGTTTCTTTTACTGTTGAATTTACTAATAAATCAGCTAAAGAAGCTGTAGAAGCTACTTTAGATTTTGAAAAGAAAGCTCAAATTATTTCTGAAAGCGGTAGAGTAGTAGATGGTATAGATGATTATGTTCTTTTTAGATATTGCTTAGTTTATGGTAGAGTAGCTAATAGAGCTTCTGATGTTAATAGATCCCCTAAAATACGTTTTTACTTATATAGTAAAGAAATTGAAGTCAAAAACAAACATATTCAATTTAAATTAAGACGAGAAGCTGATAATTTATTTGGAGAAATTCTTACAGATGATGCTTTAGTAAATGCTTTACTATTAATGTTTGATCAAGATTTATCAACTCTTCCTTCAATGGAAGATAGACATTTAGTTTTAGAAACTTTTGTAAATTCTAGGTCAGCAGATTTTGTAAGATACGTAAGAGACGCAAGTTTAAGAATTAAAGCGGCTATTAAAACTGCTGTTAATAAAGGTATTCTTCATAATCCTTCTAATACTGATAGTTATTATTTTGGAGAAAATAACGAAGTACTATTAGGAGCTACTTTAGAAGATGCTGTTTTATATTGGAAAACTGATTCTCCTAAAAATCAAGAAATAGTTACGGCAATAAAAGCCCGACTAAAAAGTTAAAAATTAAGATATGATTACTCAAGAAATGCATATTGAAATAGATTTAGAACTTCAAAAACTAAATTCTCAATACACTAAAAATATATTATCTCAAGAAAAAGATTGGTTCTTAAATAATGAAGTTATTAAATTCCTTAAACAAAGAAAAAGTCCTAATTCTAATATAAAACGTACTGGGTTTCAAGATACTGCAAAAAGAGTAGAAGATCTTAAAGAGTTAATTAAAGTTAAAAATCTACCAGTTTCTACGGATAATGCGGGGGAAAGTTATATAACTCTTCCCCCAAATTATTTTGATTATGTTAGATTAGATGCTTATCTAAGTAAGGACTGCGACAGTTTAAAAGCTAGTAGTACCTCTGTTACGTATTATAAAACTGTTTTCGATTTAAATTTGCCAGATGATACATCATTAACTACGTTTTCCATAAGTGTAACAACTCCTTCTGGTACTACTAGTCTTTTTAATATAAATACTCTTCCTACTGATTACCTTACTAATGATGAATTTAAGAAACAACAATTTTTACTTATAAAAGCTTTACTAATTCAACTTCCCGATACAGTAGAAGGAGTATTCACGTCTCCTGATTTATACTGGGAAAGAGAAGGGTATAATTATAGAAGTGAAGCTTTTACATTAATTACTACTGACGAAGTTAATTATGTAACTGTAGATGTAAATGGTACTGTTACTAATTATAATACTACTAATAGTATTGTATCTGAATACGATAAAAATTCTTTAGGTCTTATAAGTAGTATGAGAATTGTTGATGATGAATTTCAAAGAGATATTATAAATTCTTCTTTATCTAAAAGTACTATACATTCTCCTATATCAGTATTGAGGGAAGGGGTGGCAGTTGTAACACCGCCAAAAAGTGCTATATTAGGTAGGGTGGATTTAGTCTATATTTGTAAACCAACACTAATCGACTTAGTTTTGGGTAGTAATTTGAATGTATCTACAAAGGTCGCAAAAGAGATTGTTAGTAATACAATACGTTTTCTAAAAGCTCTTGTAGATACAAATAATTATCAAGCTTATACACAAGAAAATATATTAATTGAATAAAGTAAATAAATTATGAATCGAATTTTTGTTTTAAAAGACGTGGCTTATGCTGCTAAACAAGGTGGAGGAACTATTGCAGATGCCAATGAAGTTGACCAACTTGATGCTGGTGCATTAGCCTTTTTTACTCCTCAAGGAACTTTGCTTACGAATGCTAACGCTGCTGCAACGATTCCTGATTTAAAGTATGTTCAAGTTGCTGTTGGACGTGCTGATGACCAACAAATGCTAGGTATGGTTCCTAGAGTTGTTAATGATATTAATCTAGCTAATTATAGAGCTTTTACTAAACCAGTTATTACTGTAGGAGCTTTTAGTTTTGGAGCTAGTGATGAAGGTGATGTTTCTGTACAGGTTGCAGATGATTCTTATACTTCTCGTTATAATGTACAAAGTCTTAATGCTTCTGTATATAAAAGATCTTCTGATAGTCTTAGCGATGTTATGCAGAAATTAGAAGATAAATTAAATGTTTCAGGTAGTTTTGTAGTAGCTACTGATCCTGTTGCTGCTGAAGAGATTGCAACTATTACTGTTACTGCTGCGGCTACTGCTGCTGGAACTGCTACAGTAGACCTTGATGGTGTTACTGTTAATTTACCTCTTAGTGATACTGATATAGCTACTAATGCAAATGAAATAGCTGCTACTATTGATGCTCTTCCAGATTGGACTGCAGTAAGTGATGGTGTAGATGAAGTAACTGTAACAAGTGTTGTTGCTGAAAGTAAAACTGATATTGCTAATTATGCTGCTGGAACAGCTACTACCTCTGCTGCCACTCTAGCTACTACTCAACAAGGTGTTGATAGTGCAGGTACTATAGGTATTACTCCTAAAGAAGATGGTGTAGCAATTAGAGTAGCTCTTAGTGGGTTAGCTGAATTAGACCCTATTGTAAATACTACTGCTTTTGTACATGGTATAGGTGGTGGAGCTGATATTCTTCAAATGGAGAAAGATTTTAGTGTAGAAGAAGGTAATGGTAATTATACTGAATATTCTGCTGAGTATTATAGTCGTACTATGGAAGCTTCTGCTTCTGCTAATTATGATTTAATTACAACTGTATGGGAAGGACAACATAGTTCTCCAACTCGTTCACATAATGTAATGAAAAATCGTTTAGCTATTGCTTGTGTTAATGCCGCTGGTAATGGACAAGCCGCTTCAGATGTTTTAAGTATTATGGCTAATATATTTGGTAACGCTTATGATGCTACTGAAGGTTATGAAACTGCTACCGATGACGGTACAGAACATGACGGAGTAAGTGGTAATTAATCTATAAGGGAAACATATATCATAATAAATAAATTTGTTAATAAATTACCCTTACTAATTCTATTGGTAAGGGTTTTTTTAAATCTAGAAAATGGCTATAGTATATACCTTTGATAAAAGTCAAGATCAACATATTTTAGGAGTATCTCAAGATACTAATTTTGAACTATATTACACTTCTGATAATAGTAATAGCTTAGTATGTACTGGTGCAGTACTTAACGGAAGTACTGCTATTATGGAAACTACTAAAGATGGTAAATATAATTTAGTATTAATTGTTACAGGAGAGACTAATGTTGAAATAGAATTTGATGTAATTAAATATTTACAGGATTCCATTATAGAAGACGCAAGACTTCTTATTTGTGGTAAAGAAGGTAAATGTGCAGAAACCTTTGCTAGAAATTGTCTTAAAAAGTCTGCTAGAGAATGTTTAACACATAAATCTGTGTTTGTAAAACTACTGACTTTTCAAACTCTATATATACCTTTATATGGAGCTAACTATTCTCTTATTTTTTGTAACTTCTTAGAAGAAGGAGCAGCAACTTATAATTGTAAACTTCAAACTACTATTAATAATATTCTTAAAGAAGAATGTTTGACAGGTGGGGTTAGAGATGTTAGTAAACTTTTTAATCTTTATCTTTCATTATACTGGGCAGGAATGTATTTTATAGAAGAAAATTTAGCTGGTGATGATACAGATGAACTAGCCTTTATAAAACAAAAGTTCCATTACGATGAAATTGTCGCTTGTATGTGTGGTAGTTGTATTAATATAGAAGATCTTAAACCTTTATTTACTGTGAATCCAACAATAACTGATTTTACATTCTTCCAATTTGATGATGTAAGTTACGATATTAATAATATTGATTTATTAACAGATGCATACTTAGTTCTTAATGGTGCTCCTACTGATGAAGATGAAATGGTAGTAGGTAGAACATTTGTTCTTAGTAATATAGGTAGAATTGGGTTTGTACTTACAAACGTTTTACCTGATAGATATGCTATCTATGATACTTTCAACAATGATATAACTGATACTGTATTTGATAAAGTGTATAATTCAAATACTTTAGTAGAAACATATGTATCTAAAGAACATTATATTACAGGAAATATATTCCTAAAATTTGTCATAAACTAAAAAATAAAAATTCATGCCTTATATAGATTTATTAACAGGAACTAGATTATTAGGTCAGTTTGCTTTAAATCCTAAACAATATTTTCTTACTCTTTCAGATTTACAAGATTTAGGAACTAATGATGTAAATGCGTATAACTATTATGAAGGTTTAATTGCTGTTGTTAACGAAGATAAAAAACAATATATTTGGAGAGAGGAAAACGATGTAGAAGAAAATCGTCTTCTTACTTCTGATTTTACTTATCCTAATGGTACTATCGCAAATGGTATAGATTATAGTAATCGTTCTTTTAATTTCTTTCCTTATAAAGAAGATTATGTAACTTTTGCTGATATTCATGGTGAAAATGGTTTAATTAATGGAGGTATAGTTCATAGAACAGGTCTTACTTATTATGTTTGGGCAACAGGTTATATGGAAAATAGTGAACCTATTTTTGTACCTGTAAATGGTGATGTTACACTTACGGCTGCTCATCCTACCTTAAAACGATGGAATGTATTTGTAATTAATCATAAAAAACCTGCTCAAGGTACTGTTACTTTAACTGCTGGTTCTAGTGGTTCTGTAGATACTCTTTCAGTAGACGGTAATAATCTTTTAACTGCTGTTATTCCTTTTGATACAGATTTAGCTACAACAGCTATAGCAGTAGCAGCTAATATAACTGATAATTTAGCTTCTCCTTATTACGCTTCTGTAAGTGGAGATACTATTAATATTATTTCAAGAAGTGGAGGAATTGCAGATAATGGTTTAGTCGTAGCTGCTACAACTACTTCAATTACTTTTACCGCTTCTAATTTAGCGGGAGGTCTTGATACTCCACAAGAAGGTGTTATAGAAGGTATCCCTGCTGTTAATCCAGATAAACCTGTAGTAAATGTTACTAATCAAGTAGAAGTAGGTGAAAAACTTTTATTAGAAACAGAAACTACACCTGCTGAAGTTACTACTGTACTTATTTGGGATGAAAATGCGGGAGATCCTACCGAATGGAATGTAACAACTTCTCCTATAGGTACTAATTTAGCGGATGCTGTTAATCCTTATAATAATTCGGTTTCTATGCAGATTACTTCTGCATTTGGAGGACTTCGTATAGATACTCCTAGTAACCCTCAAACTTATAATGCTATATCAGGTGTTATTACATTTGGTATGAGAAATTCGGCTGAATGGGATAATAATCAAGCTAGAATACGTTTTGGATTATATGATTCTGCAGGTGCTGTAGCATCTGCTACACTACAAGTTAATAGGAATTCTATAGAAGGTTATGGATTTGACCATACTCAAACAGATGTTTGGCAAAGAGTTACTATTCCTTTGAATGCTATGAATCTTGCTTCTCAACAATTTGATAGAGTTTTTATTAGTTTTGAAGGTACTCCTACTATCAATATAGATTTTATAGAATACCAAACAGGAGCTAATGATAATAATAATGGTGGAGGTGGTACAGGTGTTACTAATTATATAGATTTAAGTGATACTATAGATACTGATTATGTAGGTAAAAATGGTTATATTCCTGCTGTTGTTAGCGAAGCTGGATTACAACTTACTGATCCTGCTACTTTAGTACCTACTCCAGATTTACAAGCTGTTACTGATGTAGGGGCTTTAACTACTAATACTATGACTATTGAAAATAATACAACTAGTTATTTTCAATCTAGGAATGTAGCAGATAGTCAAGGTTTTTATGCTGGTAGTAATGGTAATCTAGGTGGATATTTTGTTGATTCTTATTATGATATTACTGTAAATTCCACAAGTGTATTTTTTGATATAACATCAGGACTAGGAAAAGGTTCTTTTATACAATCTCATGATACTTTAGGAGGAAGATTAGGATTAGCAGATGCTAACTCAGCTTTTAAAGGTATTATAGAACCTGCTACATTAACAGCAGAAAGAACGGTATATATTCCTAATGCAAGTAATACTTTAGCTGTTTCTGTTAATGGAAACTTAGCAGATGTTACTGGAAATATTACACTTCCTGTAGGAGTAGAAACACAAGAAGAAAGCGTACAAGTGTTAGCTAATTCTTCTATATTAGATTTTGTAGGTACAGGGGCAACTGCTACAGATGGAGGTGGTGGAAAAACTACTATTACTATTCCTCAACTTATAATTGAGGATACTACCTCTGAAGTAAATGCTTCTGCTCAAAGACTTAATTTTCTTCCAGGAAATTATGGAGGAATAGTTAGTGGAGGTGGAGATAGAACAAATGTTTCTCTTGCTTGGGAACCAGAATGGGAACAAGCTCAAATGGCTGCTGGAACACCTGCTAATTTTGATACTGTATTAACTAGTACTCAACATATTTGGAGAAACGCTAATGGTGCTAGAACTCTTAACTTAAGAGATGATGTTACAATGTCTGCAAGTTCTGACTGGCAAAATTCTGGTGCTAGTGCTATTATAGATAATCCTACAGGAGGTGATATTACTATTGCAGTTACAGGAAGTGCTATTGTAAATGGGGGAACTTCTAGTATTATAGTTCCTCAAGATACGTTTGTAAAGATATACAAGAGTAACGGTAATAATTATGTTGTTACTTTTATGTCTAAAGAATATTTTGGAGATGTTTATGTACCATATACAGGAGCAACTGCTAATGTTGATTTAGGAGCTTTTAGAATAGATGCAGCTAGTTTTAATGAATTAGAGTTATTTTATAATGTAGCTAATACTTATATAAGCGTAGGAACAGATGCTTTAGGAAGTGCTAGTAATGCAGATCAGGTAGGTATAGGTTTTAGAGCAGGACAAAATTCTTCAGGAGGTCAAACAGTATATATAGGAACTTATGCAGGACAAGAAAATACACAATCTTCGTCTACTTTTATAGGAAGCAGTTCTGGGAGATATAATCAAGGTAATGCTTCTACAGGTATAGGTTTAAGCAGTTTGAATAGTAATACAGGTACTAGTGCAGTAGGGATAGGAACAGATGCAGGAAGAAATAATAGTGGAGATTCAGGAGTATTTATAGGAGTTAATGCAGGTATTCATAATATTGGAAATTTTAATACAATAGTTGGCACTCCTGATGTATCTAATATTTTTTATGATGATTCTGGTTCAGCTCAAAACGTGGCAAATGCAGCTACAGACGTAGATACTGCTCAAAATAGGGTAACTATAACAGCTCATGGATTTGGAAGTATAGGAGATTTTATTAATCTAAGATATAGTACTACTGGTACTCAAATAGGAGGGTTATTTAATAACAATATTTATAAGTTTGAGATAATAGATGCTAATACTATTGAAGCTTATACAAGTAACTTATCTTCAACAGGTACAGATACACATACTTTTACACCCCAATTTAATTATAGTAATATAACTTTATTAGGATATAATGCTATACCAACTGCTAGTAACCAAGTTGTTTTAGGTGATACTAATGTTACTGAAGTATTTAATGACCAAGCTAACTTTGTAGGTCAAAGGTTTAATGGAATGTATGTAAATACTGCTAATAATGCTTCTATTAATCTTAGTTATTTTGATCATAGTGGAACTAATACTAGTTCTTTTTCAACCTCTTTAGGGGATAGTGCTTTAGCAACTTCTACAGGAGGAAGTAACACTGCAATAGGCAGAGATGTTTTAGAAAATAATGGTACAGGAACGCAAAATATAAGTGTTGGTTATCAGTCTGCTCAAAATTTAGTAGGTTCTTATACAACAAGTATAGGTTCAGGGACTTTACAAAATACGGAAAATGCCAATTATACTATAGGAGTAGGGTACACAGCAGGTCAAAATGGCTCTGGAACTTCTAATATTTTTATCGGACAAGCTGCTGGTTTTGAATCTTATAGTAATAGTGGAATATCTATAGGCGCAAGTAGTGGATATAAATCTCATGGTTCTTCTACAATAACAATCGGTACTAATGCAGGGTATTATAATCAAGGTGATGATAACACTATTATAGGGTCAAATGCTTATTTAGATTTTACTGATGATACAGGCAATGCTAAGGATGTAGCAGATGCAACTACAGATATTAACACTACAACTAATGTTATTACTATAACAGGACATGGATTTGGTGTAAGTGGGAATATAAATCTAAAATATACTACTACAGGAACTCCTATAGGAGGTTTAACTTCTGGTAGTATTTATCCTGTAACACTTTTAAATGGTAATAGTTTTGAAATAGTAGGTGGAAATAATCTTAGTTCTAATGGTACAGATACTCATACTTTTACTCCTATGCTTAATGCTTACACAAATGTAACAGTATTAGGGAATGGAGCTGAACCTACTGCAAGTAATCAAGTAATGTTAGGTGACACTGCTGTAACAGAGGTATCTTCTGTAACTGCAAATTTTGTAGGAGCAACCTTTAATGATTTAGAGTTATTTGCACAGATAAGCCAAGATGCAGATAATATTGGAATAGGTGTTAATGCTTTAGAAAGTAATACAGGTAATGATGTAATAGGAATAGGAACTAATTCTTTACAAAATAATACAGGAGGAAGTGTTGTAGCAGTTGGATATGATGCTGGTCAAAATAATACAGGAGCAAATTCTGTAGGAATGGGATACCAAGCTATTGAAAATAATACAGGACAAAATTCTATAGGAGTTGGTTATCATTCTTTACAAAATAATACAGGTACTCAATCTGCAGGTATAGGTTATTATTCTTTAAAATATAATACAGGAGGAAATTCTGTAGGTTTTGGTAAAGATACTTTATTGTATAACAGTGGAAGTAATTGTGTGGGAGTAGGGTTAGCTGCTTTGCAATATAATTCTGAATCTAATAACACTGCTTTAGGTCATAATGCTTTTAATACTTTTAATGATGATACTGGAAATGCCAAAAATGTAGCAGATGCAAGTACTGATGTAGACACTGTATTAAATAGAATTACAATTACAGCTCATGGATTTGGAGCTACTAGTTCTTTTGTTTCCCTTAGATACACGACTACTGGTACTGCGATAGGAGGGTTAACTAATAACCTAATTTATAAATTTGAAATTATTGATGCAAATACTATTGAATATATCTTAGGTTTTGCAACTACAGGGTCAGATACACATACTTTTACTCCTCAATTCAAATATACTAATTCCACTGCTGTAGGAACAAATGCAGAACCAACTGCTAGTAATCAGGTAGTATTAGGTAATTCTAGTGTTACAGAAGTAGTAATGGGTAATGGAGAAATTCTTAACAATATTAAAAGAGTTAAAGTATCTCTTACTGCAACTAATGTAAATAATATAGGTACTACTCCAATAACAGCTATTACAAATCCTGGAACAGGTTTTGTTATAAATGTTATTAGTGCATTTGCTAGTCTTACTTATGGTGCTACAGCTTTTGATAATAACACATTAGATTTAGAAACTAGTGGAGCAGGAGGAACATTATTTACTTGGTCTAGTTTCTTAGATAGTACAGCAGATAATCTTAAAACAGCAGATAGAACTTCTGCAAGTGATGATGATTTAATAGCAAATACTGCTGTAGTATTAACAGGTACAGATAGTGTTGCTACAGGAGATAGTACAGTAGATGTATATATAACATATGAAATAATTGAACTATAATGAGTATTAAAGTAGATATAAACGGTAAAGAAAGTTCTAAAAGAAAATGGGCAAGAATATTAATTATTTCTGGTCTTATAATGTGTTGGTTATCTTATGGTGCTTGGGTTTACGTTGCTATTACCAAAGTTAAAGATTTTCCTGATATACCAATGGAACTTATATATATTCAATTAGGTACTGGATTAGGTGCTTTAGGGTTTACTTCTTTTGAAACCTATAAAGGTAAAAAAATATAATTGCTAAGTTAGAGGGATACTAACTAAAACATGAAACAACCTACAATGAGTGATATAGATAAACGTCTTAGTATTGTAGAAGACAATACTAAGGAAATATTAATGTTATTAAAAAGTAACTCTGATTTTAATACTAAAGGGTTAGTCGAAACTGTTAAAGATACAGAAGAACGAGTACGTATATTAGAACTTGAAAAAGAAGTAGCAGAAGGAAAACTTCGTACTGCTACTGGTATAATAAGTTTTTTTGTTACAACTATTCTTAGTATTCTTTATATATTTATAGGAAATAAATTAAAATAATATGAATAATTTTAATATTATTATAGATTGTGGACATGGTGGTATAGATTCTAATGGAAAATATACTACAGCTCCTAATAAAATGCATAAATTTGATGAAGATTTAATTGCTTATGAAGGTGTATTAAATCGTCAAATAGGAAATAAAATAGGAAGTTTATTAAGAGAATTAGGAATTTGTGTTTATTATACAGTTCATCCTAGTGATCCTCAAGATGTCTCTTTAAAAAATAGAGTTACATTTGCTAATGGTTTTAATCCTAAAGAAACTTTCTTTATTTCTCTTCATAGTAATGCTTCTCCCTCTCATAATGCAAGAGGTTTTGAAATATTTACTTCTGTAGGAGAGACTATAAGTGATATTTTAGCTACTTATGTAGGTGAAGAAATAATAGATGAATTTCCTAATAATAGATTTAGAACAGATTTTAGCGATGGAGATTTAGATAAAGAAAGTCAATTTTATGTACTTCGTAAGACAAAATGCCCTTCTATATTAATAGAAAATTTATTCTTTGATAATATAGATGACTTTAAATTGTTAAGCTCGGAGACCTTTCAAAAACGATTATCGTGGAGAATTTCAAACGGTATTATTAGATTTTTAAAAACAATTCGTTAATTTAGTAGTATGAAAAAATTTATAGTTCTTATAGGTTTAGTTCTTACTTTTAGTAGTTGTGGAGTTACTAAGAAAACTAGTAAACAAAATACTACAACACAAGAGAAGATAGAAACTAAAAAAGATAGCAGTAGTAACTTAGAAACTAATAAAGCTATCAAAGATGAAGCTATAATTTCTATTGCAGAAAGTAATACAGGAGATAAAGATTTTGACGAAGCTGTAGATAAAGCTGTAACTAAAATTTTAAGATCTATTAATTTTCAAAAAAGTTCTGGTGATAATAGTTATAAACTTTATTATGATGAACAATTAAAACAAATAAAAGCACAAGTAGAAATAGCAGCAACTCAAAATAAAGAAGTTAAAACTAATAACGAAACTAAAGAACAATATTCTGTAGTTAGCGAACTTAAAGAAGAGATTAAAAAGATTAAAGTTCCTATTTGGGTATATGCTCTCGTAATATTTTTCTTTAGAAAACAAATAATAGGAATTATAGCAATCTTTTTTCCTGCTGTAAAAGGTATTACTAGTATTCAAGATTTATTAACTCCTCCTAATAAAGATAATTAATGGCTACGTTAAGAACTATATCGGAGAATATTGCTTATTTATTGGGAGACCAATTTAATGAAACTTTAAGAGAAAGTTTAAAACAATCTATTCTACAATATAGAGCATTATTTACAAGACAAGATTTAGAAAGAAACCCTTTAAGCTATACGGATTATTTACAAACATATTGTATTAATCTTATTAAAGTAGATAAATCTCAGTGCCCTAAACTTGCTTTAGGTGAATACGTATTAAGAAGTGAAAACAAAGTCGCCAAGCCTCTTCGTATTAAAGGGAATGGAAGAATTAACTTCTTTTTTGTAGGTTCAGTTACTAGAGACGTTTCTTTTACTTTTGCAACTTCTGCTGAACTTAATTATCTTCATTATTTAGATTTTCAAGATGAAGTTATTTATTATACATATATAAATGATTATTTATATGTTCTTAACAACACTAAACTTTGTAAAATTTTATTAGAATATGTTGTAGCTGATCCTACTTCTATTGAAGATTGTGAAAATCCTGAAATTTTTCCAGATGATATAGAATTTCCTGTACCTGAAGATATGATAGTTAATATTAATAAATATATATTAAGAGATTATAGACAACCTTTAGGAGATGGAGAAGAAGTTAATATAGAACAAGATGCTTGAAATAGAAATTATATATGAACTTTATATAAAAGAAATTAATTATAGAATTAATAATCTTTTACAAGAATTAGATTTATATAATACTAATAAAGAAAATTTTAAAACACTTCTTATTAATAATGAGAAGATTTTAACTTTATATACTAACGTTTCTTTAAATGATATATTAAATTCAAAAGATAAAAATTTTATTTATAAAGTTAAATTTCCTTCTGAAAAACTTTATATTAATGGAAAAGAAATTAATTTTAAAGCTGTTAAACTTTATACAGAAAGGTATTTACATATCAATAATATTTGTAACACTCTTTCAAATAAAATAAATATATTAAAAAAACAAATAATAGATTTTAGTTTATATTTAAAAATTGTTAAAAGTTTTAATACAAAAGTTATAAATGAAATTGTTAACAATAATTACAAGTTTAATATTGTACCTTCTTTTGGTGCTATTAGTGTAATAAAAAATGAAAATCATAGAAAAAGAGTTAATTGGGGAGAAAGTAATAAAAAGAAAAAAGAAATATTAGAAAGAGGAGGTATTCCTTATGTAAAAGCGGATGCTGAATCTATTGAAAATTATCAAGGAGAAGAATGGTTAAGTTATCATCCTCCAATAGATTTCTTTTTACATTGGCACGTAAAATCTAGAATACTTCCTATTTATAATTATTTAAAAGATTATAAATATACACCTGCTAGAGGTACAACTTCTATAGTTACCAAACTTAATACTGTTAAAAGAGATAGACAAAAAGCTTTAAAATTATATACTAGAACTTTATAATATGAATGCATTAGGATTAGTTTCTTATAAAGAAGTAATAGGAGAGTTATTTAGTGATTTCAATATTACTAATACTGATTGGGTAAATAAATCTCAAAGGTTTATTGCTAGAGGATTAGATTTAATGGAAATAGATGGTTTTTATGAAAGAGCTTATTCTTGTAAAACAGTAGAAGAATATAGATGTCCTTTACCATGTGATAAAAAATATTTAATAGCAGTCGTATTACCTGATTGTAATTTTGAAAGAGTTCCTATTACAAAAAGTCTTTCTTTAGGTGTAGAATTTTCAGATGTCAATATTCATAAAATATATAAAAGTACTGTAGAAGGTAATTATTTAAAAACTAACTTTACAGATGAACGTATAGTATTTGTATATTACAGATACCCTTTAAATGAAGAAGGGGAG